GCCGAACTTGTATATAAAGCTAACTTGAAAGTATTCCCACCAGATGCTTTAAAATTATGAGTAGCTTCTAACAACTCTTTTTTAAAGCTAGTGGTTAATGTTGATGTAATTGCCATTACTTTAACTCCTTTAGTATATTTGCTAAATCATTATTACCTTGAGAGATCAACATATTACGCATTGTACAACGTTCACTGTTAATCGCTTCCTTGATATAATAAAGTATTGTGGAATAAATCGCAAGTCTATATGCTTCCGCTTGTTGTCTGATGTGTGGCTCTGCATCTTCTGATATACCACATATTCTGGCAGTGCATTTTTCTGCCCAAAACTCAGGACTGTGTCCTCTGTTGTGTTGCGTGGCTACCTCTATTAATCCTAAACTAGAACTTCCGTTATCTTCTATCATCAGTATCTTTTAGCTTCTGGTGGTGTGTTTAAAACAGGAACAAGTTCTGCTTCTGCTCGTTGTTTTTGTTGTAATTTTTCACAGTATTCGTTGTGTCCCATAGTGTAAAACTCATCTTCATCTTCGTCTATAAGTATTAACAATGGGTCGTCTAAACGATGGTAGCCATACAACTTTTCTTGTATCGGTGTATCTGTGTCTAATAGTCCTGATCTAGGTGCTACACTGACAACCATGCCGTTTTCTATGCACTTAGCTAACCAAAACTCAACACAAGATCTACCTGCCTCTGCGAAATGTAGATTACCTTTATATGTAAAATCTAAACCAAATAAATTAAGTTTAGCAACTTTGTTGTACAAAGCGAATGCTATAGCAAAAGGCACAGTGTTGTTAAAGTAAGAGCATCTAGTTTCTTTCACTACATCTAACAACGGAAACTCAACTAAGTTATCGCATCTATGATCCAGTTCACAAGTGTATATGGGTCCAGGATGTGACTGCAAAACTTTGCACATTATACCTGTTTGACTACCTGCTGCGTCTGAGTCTAAGAATCGAGAAGCTGGATCCATCATAAACACTCTATCACATTCAGTGATTCCTGCCATAGCGTTTATGCCCCACACTTCATCAAACTCTACACTGTGTGATTTAGCTAAATGAAAATCTAGCTGACTTTCTCCCATAGCAACTAATGCTATGTTTGCACCCTCAAGAGATTCTATACGACTCATGACTGTGGTTCTCTTCGCACTTCTCCGTATCTATATTGATCTCTAGTCGACTTACCTTCACCAAGATTTTTCAGCAGTATTAACGCTTCTTGTAACTTTGATTCATAGGCTGGCATTGCTTCATAGTTTTTTAAATACATACAAGCTTCGGATAAAGAACCATACAGCATTGCATTTATAGCATTTGTAGATAACCACGTTGTGTCAGTACCTGTTGTTGCTGTTAAAGATGTAGGTCTATAAAAATAATGTAGTTCAAAAGTATAGTTAGAGTTGGGTGTAGGTGCTATGATGAATGTGTTGTTATCAAACTCTGCATAATATTTTGACTCACCTGTTGTTGCTGCAGCTGGTGTGTAATCTCTAATAAAAGAAACTTGTTTCTGTAACAGGTAGTTGTAGTTGTTACTGCTGTCTATCAATGCTAAACTAAACGAAGATAAGTAATCAGTAGGTGCTCCTAAATATGGTGAAGAAGCAGTTCCTGTTCCTGTCACATTTTTTCTGAACACATCTAACTGCACACTTTTAAGTATTTTCTCTTCTGTAGCTTTTATAAAATTTGGTATGTTGTTTACAAAAGAAGTTTCATCGCTTTCAAGATAGTCTTGTATTGCTGTAGTTAATGTACTGTTAGTCCAACTCATGATGTAGTTACTGTGACCTCCCCTAGTTCTGATGTTGCTTGTCGTAAAGAAAAACTAGAACCTATGGTGTTGCTGTTTAATGCGTACATAATAGGTGAACTAACTCCTGCAGCATTCTTAGGATTGCTTACTCTTACTGTGCCTAAACTGATTGTAGACTTAACATCTGGTCTAGGGTTTAGTAGTGCTTCAGGATCTATCGTATTTCTGTTTACTCG